CTCCCAATCCTACCGACAACTATCTATCTGGTTGTGCCACGATGAATTATTTTACAAACAATTCTACTATGCGTGGAGTGAGGGCCGGGCGGCAGGTGGCAGCTCGGAAGGCAAGGGTGGCGTCCAGGGTTTCTGAGGCGTCGTCCAGCGCAGCTAATCTCGCTGCTATCATCCCAAGTGCTGGATCGGGTTCGAGTATGAGTCCGATCATGGCACCTGTTAGGCAATGGAGCAGGACAGAGGTTGAAGCCGAATATCGCTCTTATTTACAAGCGTTCACATATCTTAATGAACGCACTAAGTACACACCGGCCCATTTGATGTCACTATCACGATCGTGGCATCACGAGAACAAGGGGTTTTTCGTGGATAGTACCTATGATTCTTGGTACATCTTCGAAGGGTTGGCCTGGCAGGTCATACCCGAGGTGTTGCTACCATCGAAGGGCGAGTTGAAGGTTGTGGATGTTTATGGCGACGAAGACAAGATGTTCGCCATAAATGTGATTAATGCTGCCGCCACCAGGATGGAAGACATACGTGATAAAACTCAACGCGTGTGGTTGCTCGTTCTGGTAATATTGATCGCCGTCGGGTGTGGACTTGCTGGGGCCTCTTATGGATTAGTCTATGAGAGTCTGTTTGCAAGCATGCTCGTGATTATCTTGGCGACTTTAGTGCAGGTGCGTTATATGAACGGCCGCGCTCGAAACATCCTTGCCAGTAGTTGAGTTTGTCCAGTGAGAGCACCGGGCGTCTGCGCTTTTCCAAAGAAGTTGGAGAGTATAGCTGCGACGCACGGTGCTCCAAGACCACCACATTGCTGGACGCATAATAGTAAACGTCACATCGTCAGATTCATACCCCCGGTTCCGGGGTTGTGGACCTGTTTCGTACACGCTTCCTGTATCTGTAATGAAATCGTTGGTGTCACTAATAGGGTGTTGGGGGATGTACCCCCTGCTACTGTTCGCGGCATCAGTGAACTACGGATTCAGGTTAAGAAACTTGCCGCTTATTGCGGCACACTCACCCCTTGGACCTTGGAGAGAACAATTGATTCTTTTAAAGGTGCCAGGAAGAAGCGATATCAAAGAGCTGGTGAGAGTTTGGCCAGAGAACCTCTTGAACGCAGTGATGCCAGGATTTCGACCTTTACGAAGGCTGAGAAAATGGACCCTACGGTTAAGAAGAATCCTGACCCGCGTATGATACAGGCCCGTACACCACGGTATAATGTAAAAATAGCCCAGTATCTTCGTCCTGTAGAGCACTTTATATATAATTTAAAGGACAGGAGCGGATTGAGAGCTGTTGCTAAGGGATTAAATCAAAAAGATCGTGCTACCTTGATAAGGGAAAAATTTAAATTATTCAAGAAGCCGGTCTGTTTCTCCATTGATTGTTCACGCTGGGATAAACACATTAATTATGATGTGCTTGGCGTTGAGCATGAGTTTTATAAACGCCTCTTGCCTAACCAACCCGAATTTAACAAGTTACTTGACTGGCAGCGCATTAATAAGTGCCGCACTGCCGGTGGCTTGAAATATACGGTGTTTGGTGGCAGGATGTCTGGAGATATTAATACAGCCCTTGGTAACTGTCTTTTGATGGTTCTTATGGCACGAGCTGCCATGAAGATGCTCAAGATAGTTAAATATGAGTTAGTAGATGACGGTGATGATTGTTTGGTGATAGTGGAAGAAGAAGATTTTGATGTTGTTAATAATAACCTCGCTAAAATTTTCCTCGAGTTTGGTCAAGAGCTGAAGATCGAGAACGTGTCTCGTGAAGTTGGCGGAATCGTTTTTTGTCAAAGTCGTGTTGTGCATAATGGCGAAGATTGGATAATGGTGAGAGACTGGCGTAAAGTGCTGTCGCATGCCTGTAGTGGTACAAAGCATTGGAATAACCCTGAAGAAGTTAGACCAATGCTTGGCCTTGTAGGTAGGTGCGAATTAGCCTTGGGTGCTGGTGTCCCAATTTTACAATCCTATGCTCTTGCATTGATACGAAATTCGCGCGGTTTGTGTGCGAAGACGATAAACGCTGAAGCTGGCGTACTTATGCGCCTTAAAGCTGAAGCTGGAGATGATGCTGAAGAGTGGTTACGCAAAGCTGCTTCTAGGCCCATCACCAGTGAGGCGCGTATAGCCTTTAGGGACGCTTATAACGTTCCTTTGTGGCAACAGCACGCAATTGAGAGTAGGTTGAGATCCTGGAATATCGATGTGGTAGACACAATTACTGTCTGCCCCGAGTGGGATCATACTTGGCAAGATCAAAGGGGAAGTCATAGTTATATTCCGATTTTATACTGAAGCAAGGGTTGGGGAACTCGTGCATGGCTACAACGTGCTGATGGAACAAGTGCACTGTATAGGTATAATTGGAACCAAAAATAAAAATTAGAGGTTATAGCGTATGTTTAGTTATTGTAGTTCTTCTTCCACTATGGTGGCCTATCACACTTAAGCGAAAGCATCAGGCCTGTGTGATAGTTATTGTTTGTGTTAC